GTAATCTCTTTCTGAGTGAAAAAATCTTGAGTGCTTGCTTTTTTAGTCAAAATATCTCTCATATTACCAATTACTTGATCGGTCGGATATTTATCAAGTGCTTTGTTTAAACGAACAACAACATCAGAGGAGGAATGTAAAGTTCCTCTGTCAATTTTATTTGAAATCTTTTTAAGCTCTTCAAATAAGTTTTGTAATTTTTCTTTTTTCATAATTTATCCTTTAATGAATTTATTTAATTCGGGAAAAGTAGATATTAAAGCTTCCTTTTTATTGAAGGGTTGTTCAACAAATAAATCTTTAACAAATGCTTCATCCTCTACAGCCAAAGACAGTAAAGCAGATTTAAAAGAATTTATATCATTAGATTTAAAACCATATTGAATCGAAGAAAATCTTGAAATTGGAATATTTTTATATGATAAAGTAACATTTTCATTATCATAATCACTAATTGCAGACCAGTCTCCAGAATCAACGGAGTTAAAAATAGGATCAGATGCTCTAACCAAATGTGGAGCACCATCAATATCTTCTAACATCCAAAGGTTGCTATACGGATCATCAGTTACCTTATAAACATCAAAAGCAATTTTTTTAACAGCTCCGGCCTTTATAAGTTCATCAGAAAATTTTATTATATTGGCCGTTTTTAAATTTTCTGATAAGTCAAAAACAGATTCTAATACTGCTTCTAAGTTTATATTATATTTCTCTTTTTTCATGATCCATCCTCTTCGTAAAATCTTCATTTTATTAATAGAAACAAATCAATTTTCATCATTATTCTTTATTTGTTCAATATCATTTAAGATTCTTACTATATTCAAATTATTAGTACATATCTTTTTTAACTTTTTAATTATACCACCATATCTTTTTTTATTATTTTTATAATCAATATTTCCGTGCATAGCTTTATGAACTGCTGATTGTGTAATACCTAAATGTTCGGCTATATTATTTTGTGTTTTTCCTGTTAATCTCATTAATAATATAATTTTTTGATGCTCAGTTAGATAACCTCCGTTAATTATTTCATAAATTTCTTCAATTAATTCATTTCTTAATTTATTAATTCGTTCATCTGGTTTATTTGATGCTAAAATATGCCCAATTGAGCGTTCTGATGAAAAATTATTTAATTTAGCATTGTCAAAGGAAATTTCAACAATTTTATATTGATAAAGTTTAGATTTATTCATAGAGATCCTTATATTGTACAAATGGTTAAAACATAAAATGAAATCATACTATCTATTTAAAAACATTATGTTGATCATGTTGTACAAATGTTTTCTTTTGATACAATATATATTACTAGATTTCATAAATAAATAAACAAAAAAAACCAACTTAATAAGTTGGTAAATATTTTTTAATTTAAAATATTTTAATCTATATCTGGAATAAAATTTTCTAAATCATTTATTAATGATAATTTTGTATGTCCCTCTATTTTAAAATAATCATCTACATCTTTAAATTCTTTTAGTAATAAAAAAAATCTCAAACGAACTCTTTTATTAGCATATTTTTTATTTATATTTCTCATTGCTAATATTCCAGGTTCATCACGATCCATAATAAAATTTATTGTTTGTGTATAACGAGCTAATTTTATAAAATGCTTTGCTGTAAATGCGGTTCCACAAACCGCCACAGTATTTTTAACTCCATTGTTAGACATACTAATACAATCAAAGTTACCTTCGACAACATACGCTTCTTTTTCTTTTAATATAAAACTTCTTGCCCAATTTAATCCATATAAAAAATTAGTTTTTTTATAACTAGAAGCTTCATATTTTGATAAAGATAATAATTCTCTTTCTTCATTACTTAATAATGTTCTACCCATTATTGCTACTGCATTATTATATTCATCAAAAATGGGGATTATTATTTCATGAGTATCAGAAAATTTACTATTTTTTCTATAATCAATTATTTTATAGTTTAACAAAAAGGTTTCGTCAATGTATTTTTTTAAGATATTAATATTTTTAGGAAAAGCTCCTAATTTAAATTTATTTATTTGTTTTTTTGTAAATTTTCTATCTTTTAATAAATATTCCAAAACATTAACAGAATTATCAAGATTTATTTGACAAATTTCAACAAGTTTATTCATATTTTCATTAATAACCAACATTATTCTCCAAATGGATTTTCTAGAATTTTAACCTCATTTTTTACCGGTTCTTTTTTTTCTATTTCCTCTTTATTTAAATAATAATCTTTTATATCTTGTTCAAAAAAATCTAAATGTTTATTAATATACGCTTTAACATCATCAGATTTTGTAAATCTATTCCCATCTCCAAAATCAAAAGTATTTGGTCCAGTACGAATACCCTTTGAAGTCCAATAATTAACTTCTTTCCCAAGCAAAAATAATTCAGTTTCTTTTTCTATAATACCTTCTAAATATTGAATCATAATATCTGTAGTTGGACCAGGAGGAGCAACTTTATTTTTTGAATCCTTGTTCTAACTCTATGTCCAATTTTAGTTCCAAGATCATCAAATATTTTATCTTCTGCTTTATTGAGTTGACCAAAATTAATCATTAAACTACAAGCATGTTTAAGGGCATTACCACCTGGAGATGTATCGGGGCTTCCAAACATTTTTCCAGGATCAACTCTTATTTGATTAATAAAAATTACAGCAGCATTTGATTTGGCTGCCGCAGGAGTAATTTTTTTTAATTCTACAGATAAAAATCTTGCCAATAAAGCTATATTTTGTTTTCCTATATTGGCTGTTCTTTCCGCAGGTGGTTGTAATGCCGCAATAGAATCAACAATAATTAAACCACAACGAGATAAATCTAGAGTTACATTTTTATCATTTGTTGGATTTGGAACTGTAATTTTTATTCCGGCTTCAATCATATCAAATAATCCAAAAATTTTAGTTTCTGCTTTTGTTTTTGGATTAACTTTTATATCACCAACTAAACCAGTAAAAAGTTTTTCAGCTCTATTATCTTTTACAAGAAAAACACGATCATTATCTATATCAAATCTTTTTGTCCATTTTGGATCATAAGTATATTCGGCATCTAAAAAAGCAAAACAATTATCTGGGTGCATTTTTTGCCATTGTGCCGCAACTTGTAAAGCTAAAAATGTTTTACCAGATGCCTCTTTCCCCGCAAATTGAACAACTCTTCCTCTTGGAATTCCACCAACTCCAAGATGGAGGTCAAAAAGGGGACTTCCTGTTGAAATTATATCTACCTTTTGAACTGCTAATGGATGAAATATAGTTTGAGAACCAAATAATGTTTCTAATTGCTTAAAAGCATCTTTTTCAGAAAGCTGTTTTTTTGTTGATTTTTTTGCGGCCATTTATCCTCCAATTTAATATTTATGATCATGACCAGAATTACCAGGAAGTCTATAACCAGCCGGAGGTTGCCAGCCAGATGGATTATCTGGTTCTTCTGCAATAGCCGCACTAGTTCTGATTAACAAATTAGTAATACTTACAGCATTATTTAATGCTGTTTTTGTCACTTTTTTAGGATCAATTACTCCCATCTGAACAAGATTCCCATACTCTCCTGTAATAACATTATACCCATAATCACTATTCTGATTACTCATAATATTAATTAATATTTTATCAGAAGAAATACCAGCATTATTTAAAATTTGAGCAAAAGGTCTGAAACATGAAGCCAATAACACTTTTGCTGCAGGAATTAATGATTTATCTAAATGTGATAATTTATTTTCAGTAATCCAGATAGAAGCTCTTAATAAAGCTAAACCGCCACCAGAAACATATCCAGACTCCATTGCACATTCGACAGCAAACATTGCGTCATCAATTCTATCACCAGTTTGACGTAATTCTGCACCAGTATGATAGCCAATCACAAGAAGAGTACCCTTTCCTTTTAAACTATTAATTCTATCCTCTATATCAAATCGTTCTTTTTCTTTAATTAATTTATTTGAATCTACTTTATATTCTTTAATTCTTGCTTCAATCTGCTCCTTATTACCTTTAGAACCAATAATTTTTGTAAAATGGCGATCTACCACAATTTGTTTCGCAAACCCAAGATCATCAATCGTTACCTTTGATAAAGGATATCCTCTTTCTTCGCTAACAACTACTGTTCCTAATTGCATTGCTAAATCTTCAAGCCACCTATCTTGATAGAGATTATATTTTCCAAATCCATCAATAGGCATATCAATTGCACATGCACGTATACGTCCATGTATATTATTTTGTAGAAAAATTTGTAAAGCTTCCTTTTTAAGACCTTTTGAAATAATAAAAATTGGTACATTTTGATTACTAAGTTCATCAAATAATTGTGAATTATCTGAAATATGTGTAATTTCTCTATCACAAACTAATATACGACAATTATTTAAAATAGCTTTACTTTCACCTTTCTCTAAAAATCCTCGACTAATATAACCACTTTTTATCTCTATTCCATCCGTTTGCTCTACATGACTTTCTACTCCAGGTCTTGCTTGTGCTAAAACCATACCACCATCTGCAAGTTCATATGCTTCTGCAATTAATTTTCCAAGTTCAACATCATTATTTGTTGAAATTGTAGCAATATGTCGAATATCTTCTGAATTTCTTATAGGGTGAGATATTAAATCAAGATATTGATTAACTTCTTGAAGCGCCCAACTTACCCCGGCTTTAAAATTTAAAGGGGAATACCCACTTTTAATTAACTCCATACCATGTTGAAGTATTTCGTGAGACAAAACAATTGATGTAGTTGTACCATCTCCGGCAACACTAGCTGTTCTACCTGCAACCTCTTTTAATAATTGACATGCCATTTCTTCAATTGGATCTTTTAATACTACCTGTCTAGCAACTGTTACACCATCTTTAGTAATAATAGGGGCACCAATATCTTGCTGAAGAATTACGTTTCTACCATTTGGTCCCATTGTTATACCAACTGTTTTTGATAATTTTTTAACACCACTAAGAATTTTTTCTCTTAAATCTTCATCATATACAATAATTCTAC